TTACAGAAGTTATGGCTAATTTCTATACAGATGTTAGTGGTGCTATCTTGGACTTAAAGAAAGATAGACATATTTTAGATCAACATGACATTAGAATTGAATCCGGTTCTACTATGCCTTCTAGTAAATATGCAGAACTTGCTGTATATCTTGAAGCATTTCAAATGGGCATTGTGGATCGTTACGAGGTTCTTAAAAAGAATCCAGAGATATTTGACAAGGAAGGTATTATGCGTAGAACTGAAGAGAAGCAATTAATGCAGCAGCAAATGCAAGCTATGTCAGAACAAATAAAGAATTTGCAAGGTGACTTGCAGACAGCCCAAAGAGAGTCTGTCAGTGATAGAAAAAGAGTTGAAGTCGAAAAGTTTAAATCTAGACTTAACGAAGTTAATTCCGAATCTAAAGCAGACAGAAGGGTACAACGTAGTAAACTAGAAAACGAGGTGAAGCTCGAGGTGGAGAAATTGGCAAACAATCTGAAAGATGTTCAGAGAGAAGTCAGTTCCACTCCAAAAGCCTAAGAGACATCTAAGGAGAGTATATGTCTACATTAGAACAACAGGAAGCAAGTGTCGAAAGCGGAATACAAGGTGGTAATGAATCATTCGTGGAAGATATCGTCAATGAACAGTCCATTCAAGAAGAGGTGGATACAAATCAACAGGAGTTTCAAGAACAAGCCCCTGCTGTAGATTTTGAAGCAGAGTCAAAAAAGTTTCAGTCTATGTATGATCGGTCACAAGCCGAAAATGCTAAACTGCAACAAGGTGCTCAATTACTTCAACTTTTAGAGCAAAGACCTGATCTTGTAAGAACTCTTGAAGACGGTATAGCTAACCCACAAAGTCAAAACCAGAGCACTCAAGAAGTAGCTCCCGCAGTCGATGACTTTAATCCTTGGGATGCCTTTACAAATGATACTTCTGAATCAGGTAAATTTGTTGATCAAAAGATCACAAGTAAAGTTGATCGATTAGTGTCTGAAAGGTTAGCCCAGCAACAGCAACAGATGCAGGCTGAGATGCAACTGCAAAATACAGTTGGTGAGTTACGCAGGAATTATAAGATGTCAGATAATGACATTCAAGATTTCATGCAGTTCACTACCCAACCTAAAGAGCAAGTAGGTTTAAATAACTTAGTAAAGCTCTGGCAGATGCAAAACGGTAATTCTGTTGCTAATAACGATACAATGGAAGCGGTAAATGCAGCTAAACAAGCACCCAGAACTGCTGGTGTCTTACAAGGACAAGCTCCACAATCCCCTAAAACGGATTCGGATAAGGTCTTTGAAAGCATCATGGGAACAGGTGCTGGAGCAGCTTTACCATAATAATAACAACACATACTAAGAGGTATATAAATGGCAATATCATATAATACTGGATCTTTAAAGTCCAGCGATATTACAGCTACTACTTCTGATGCAAGCGTAGGGCAAAGACCCGATAGAAGACGGATTTTTAATTTTGGCGACAGAGTTGCTGAATTAACTCCGGAAGAATCACCATTCTTCGTCTATCTGAATAAAGTCTCTAAAGCACCTACCGATGACCCAGTGTTCCGTTACTTGGAAAACAGAAATAAAATTAGTTTTTCAGATCGTTCTTTTTTGATTAAAGGTGCAGTCGGTACTGTTACCGCAGGTTCTTCGTATTCATTTACTGTAGATACTGCTGGCGGTGCGGCTGTTGAATATTTAGTTAAGGGAATGGTTTTCTCTGTAGGAACAGTTGATTCTACAGCGGGATACGGTCAGGCGTTAGTAAGAGTAGATGGTGCAATTACGCACAACGCAAGTGATTCATCTTTTTCAGGAAAAGTAATTGATGTATCAGCTGTTAGTGGAAGTAATAGCATTGCAAATAACGATGTAGCACAAATCATTGGTACTTCATTTGAAGAAGGTTCTGGTTCTCCAGACGTTTGGTCAAGTGAATTAGAAGATGGTTTTGGTTACACTCAGATCTTTAAAACAGCTGCTGAAATGACAAATACAGCATACGCTACACGCTATAGGGGTTACCCTGATGAGTGGAGTCGTATCTGGGCGTCAAAGCTTCGTGAGCATAAAGTTGACATTGAAAGAGCTATGCTCTTCGGTCAAAAAGCTCGTGTAGGCGGCATTCAGTACACTGAAGGTCTAGTAGGGAACATCCTAAAGAATGCAAGTCCTGTTATAGATGACAGTGCTTTTAGTTATTCTTCTGGAAGTGCTTATCATAGAAGCGTAGCACAGTCTGAGATGACTTACGATAGATTACTTAGTGATCTTGAAGTAATTTTTGATCCGGCTCGTGGTGGTGCTTCTGACAAGCTAGTTCTATGCTCATTACCAGTAATTACATTCTTTAATAAGTTAGGTTCAGATGCTTTTTTAAGCTCTTCTTTAGCTTATAGTAAGAACTCTGGCGAGCAAGGTACTCCTACAGCAACAGGAACAAATCAATCTCCAATGCGTTATAATATGTCTGAAAGACAAGGTGCTTTTGGTCATAGTATAATGGTGATTGACACAATTCATGGTAGACTAAACCTAGTTAAAGAACCTCTATTTAGGGGTCAAGCTTCTGGTTTTATGCTAATGGCTGATATGAGTCAACTCGCTTACAGACCTTTAATTGGTAATGGTATTAATCGTGATACACAAGTAATGACTAACGTACAGTCTGCTGATGAAGATCTTAGGAAAGATATGATCTTAACTGAAGCAGGTCTAGAAGTTACTCTAGCTGAGTCTCACGCATTATATAACCTAGAAGGAGTCTAAGATGAAGTCAGACGTAATTAATCCGAATAGTAGTAGCTTTGAATCACAAGAAGCTCACGAAGTCGGTGGAACAAAGAAGATATTCACATACTCTGGATCAACAGCAGAAGCTCTTTTAGATAGTGCTACTACTGCTTATGGCGATAATGATATTGTTGCATACGCAGGAGCACTAGATGTAAGTGTTCCAGATGGTTATCATTCAGCAAGTAAAATTCTTGTTGACAAGATAACTTGGAACTGTTCTGTTGCAGCAGGTGCTACTATGGTTGGTAGTATTGCTGCTGGTACAGCCGGTAATGAAGCTCTTAATGGAGCTGTAACTGGTGCTGTAGAGTTGTTTGGAGCGGGTGCTACATACAGAAATGCAAATTTAGCAGCTGATTTATCTATAACAGAAGTTGATGTTGACTTTAATACCGCTGGTATTATGTGGGCACAGCCTTTGATTATATTACCTGTAGCTACGAATTATATTTATGTTCGTACAACTACAGCGATAAATCACGCTACTAATTATGATGCTGGTAGATACCAACTTCAAATAGAGTATACTGTACTTTAATCCGAATATATAAGGATAACAGTTTATAGTACTGTGGGGAGATTCAAAAAAAGTTTCTCCCCGAAACTATAAAAGGAAAATTTATGAAAAAGAAATGTATACACTGTAACCATCCTAATAATGAAGGGTGGTTTTATTGTAAAAAGTGTGGTAAGAAGGCTTTTAAAAGTAAGTTTACTACTAATATGTACATGATGTCTGCTATGGGTAAAAGAACAGATGTAGAAATGTCTGTGCAAAGCATGGATCAGAATACAAAAGAAATGAGAGAAAGACTCTATGGCAACTAAAAAGAAAACAGTAAAGAAAAAAACTGTAAAGCCAATTAAAAAGAAAGATCCAGTAATGGAAGCTTTACGAAAACCAATTAAAATATAATGGCAACATTTGAAGCACAAGTAGTAGGATTAACTGGGTTAACTATTGATGATAGTAGTGCTCCAACAAGAGCTGAGTTAAATCAATTTCTTTCAGATGGGGCTAAAGAAGTTTTAAATTCGTTGCCAAGATCAAGACAAGAAATGTTTACTACTTCAAATGATTTAAACAGTAGTAGTGTTAATTTAACATTACTAGGTTCAGAGGTATTTAGTGTTACTAGAGATGACGGTACAATTAATCAGCCTTGTAGGAAAGTAGCTCCTAGTTTAAATGGTAGAATTAGAGATAGTGATGATATGATGGCAGCTACTGCAACAGACCCTGCTTATTACATAGTTAATAACATATTAAGTGTAGTACCAGAGCCTAGTAATTCTAATAATGCTCATGTTCAAACACTTGCATACCCAGCAGTTTCTTATACACATGAGTTAATTGCAAAGTTTCCAGATGATGGAGAATATTTAGTTCCTCTGTATGCTTCTATTAAATCACTACAAAATGCTATTGAAACAACAAGAGCTTTGTCTAATACTCAATTTGATAGTGCAGTAACAGCAAATACAGCTGAAGATATAGAATTAGCATCTTCTCATATAAATGCTGGTAATGCATATTTAAGTGAGATAGTTTCTATGGAAAAGCAACAAGCTAAATTACAAGCAGATTATGAAAAAGGTTTAGCACAGTTAGTAAGGTAATATGTCACATTCAATACATACATTAACAGTAAAACAAATTATTAGTAGGGTTAGACAGGTATTTCCAGAAGCTCCTGAAACATATATTATGTCTTTAATAAATGATGCTATAAATGAAATGGGTGAATATTCACAAAAGTCTATATCTGCTAAAATAGATATACTAAAAGATCAAACTTCATATAATATTGGTGATAGTGCTACTGATTCTAGTAGTGAACTATTAGGTATTAATAAAGTTTATCGTATAGACATATTAGATAATGAAGGTGATTATATTAAAATACCTAGAGTTTTAGATGGTGAACCACTTATGTTTGACATAAATTCAGAGAGTTCAGGGATCAAAGATCCGGGCGATTAAATTATGGCATTAGCAGCAGAAATAACAACAATAACTTGTAGACCAGACGAAGCTGGAAGTAAACAAAGTAAATATTTTTTTATAAATGCTATTGAAACAGACACTACTGTAAATGTCGGATATAAGGTGGTGGAATATTATGTTTGGTATGATGTTTCTAGCGGTGGATCAGATCCTTCTTTATCTGGAAAGACAGGTATAGAAGTAGATATATCTACAGATGATGCTGCTCCAGCAGTTGCAACAGCAGTAAGAAATGCATTACATGCTATAGCTAATTTTACAGCTTCAGTTGATTCTAATGTTGTTACAGTTACAAATGTAAATAGAGGCAGTGTTACAAATGCTTCTGATTTTAACAGTTTAGATACAATATCTACAACTACTCAAGGTACAGGTCAGTTAACAGGTAATATAAAATATCCTGATAATCAAATTCTATATTATATAAGAGGTGACCATTTAAGTTTAGTAACTACATATTCATCTAGTGCTGAGACTAGAACTTCTAGGAAAGCATATCAAGCAATAGATCATAATATGGTAAATGGAATGCTTATACATTACTATGGTAATCCTAAAAGAGTTACTGCAATTACAGATACACCAGATGTGGACAATTTATTTCATTCTGCTATTGTAGATTATGTAAAGAAATGTTTATATATGGATAGAGCTGGTTCTACTGGAGATGCTAATAGATCTCAAGTAGCAATGAATATGATGGTACAACATGAAAGAAAATTTAATAACGCCATAAAGAAGTATGGCAACAGAAAAAGAAGTAAAACAGGTGGAACTAGAGCGGTAGTCCCAGCAGATTTTAAATAATAGTTAATTTGCCCTAGTGGCGGTGGTGGAGGAAGTCAAGGAGTAATCAATGGCTGATATTAACAAATTTACAACAAAAGAAGTATTAAATAAGGTACTTCTAGATTCTTCAGGCAATGCAGTTGCCGCATACTCACACACATCTCAAGAAGCGTTAAATGCTGTATTAGACACATCAAACAATAGATTAAATATATCGATCGCAGGTGGTACAATATCTGGTGACGTTACTATAAGTGGTGACTTAACTGTTGAGGGTAATGGCAATGGCAACTACGATGAAGTAGTTAATGGTAATTCTCATATTGTTGGAGGAATATTACAAGTTTCACACGATAGTGATAGAACTGAAAATATACTTTTATATGCAAGAGACACAGCAAGGTTTTCAGGAACTGCTTTTCCCGGCGTTCTTGAAACAGTGGGATGTAATACTTTAGAAATAGGGACTGCTGGTAGTCAACCACTATATTTTGCTACTAATGCAACTCCAAGAATGACTATTAGTAATACTGGCGATGTCGGAATAGGAGTTGCTCCAAATTCAAATTTTAAAACTTATATTTATGATAATACAAATAGTGCAAGTGCTTGGG